TCTTGTGCTCGCGGCAAAAGGTGAAGACCCAGGACATCCAGTACAAGGCCCGCGTCAGATCGCGCACGTCGGCACGAATGCAATAGCAGAACTCGTTCATCGGAACGGCCACAGGCATCGGATCGTTGGGTTTCAGGACCTGCATGCCGTACAACCGCGAGGGCGACTTGAGATTCTCCTGAATGGCAACGGGATCGAAATCATGTGCAGGCTTCAGAGTCGGAAGCGAGGCCAGCTTGTTCTTGCGACACAGCGCCAGAGTCGCAGCGACCTCGCACACCATCTTGCGAACATCCGGGTGATTGCGAATCTGTGTCATATTGCGAATATCGTAGCTGTTTTCGATGGGTGCGTACGTTTCGTACGCCTTGGCCAGGTAGAGAAACACATTGGGCTGGGCGCGATTGATATGAAGGGCCGCGGCTTCAAACAAGGAGTCCCATAAACTATGCACAAGACCGGAGCAGAGCAGTTCAAGTGTCCAGTAGCACGCATAGTCTGCATGACCTAACTGGATTGTTTGAACCAACACTTTCCGCACGTGTGCACGTGGATGACCACAAAAGGTTGTTTTTTGGAAGTCTGTTACAGGACGTGGATCTACGATCTCCATTACCACATTCAGCCCTTTTTTGCAGCCTGGGATGACGCGGGCGCAAGGTACTGCACGAAGGCCTTGAAGAACTGTTCAGTCTCGGGTGTTGCCGCTGCACGTACAGGCGCACCCTGCGAGGACTGGGAGGACTGCAAAGCACTTAGATTAGACAGACCGCCAAAGGCCTTGCGTCCGACGACAAAGATCATGAAAACCAAGGCTGCAACAATGGCGATATTTAATCCCATCGACAACCAGCTCCCGTAATCCGTCGCCTGTTCGCGTTTGCGCCTGTTCATATTGATCTGATTCCGAATCGCATCCACCTGCTTGCTGAAGGTTCCCACCGAGAACTCCATGTCATCTTTTACGGTGAGCAGATTGTCCTTCACACTATTGATTAGATCCAGGGTCGACTGCTGCTGGGTGGACTGGTTGTGGAGAAACTGATAGTCCGAAATGAACCGATCCGAGGCCTTCTGAGCCTTTTGGGTGGCCGCCCGATCGACCTGGTACGCTACCGAATCCGGATCGCCCGTGAGTTCCATGTACCGAGCCTTCGCCAGATCCGTCGCCTCTCCTGGCGCAGCAGCCTTCAGAGCCGTCGTGGCGGCTTCTATCTGCTTCTCGTGGCTCACCTTGTCCTTGGCGATGGCCAGCTCCTTACTGAACCGATCCGCCTCGGCCGAGTATCGCACGAAGGCATCGGGATTATTGCCCTTTAGATCGTCGATCGAAAACAGGCTGTGATCATTCAGTGGACGCACAACCGCGGACTGGGGAACAAGGTGAACGGAGACCTCGGGGTCATCGACACTCACGCAACGCTGGGCACCGTCGACCATACGAAGTTCGAATCCGACCGGACACGACATGACGCAGGACAGTGGGGCCACACCATTCGTTGTCTCGGCGGGACACTTGAACTGATTATTACCCATTATCTATTGCGGAGATAGATTGCTAATGAAAAGCCAACACAGAGAGTGAAGAATGCGACGCCATGGACGAAGGACGCCGGAAGTATGAGGTATTCAAAGAGAGCAATAATCACAAAAAACAAGCAAATTTGAAGAGCACGAATGTCCTGCTCCGACAGTTCGCGAATACTCAGCTTGGCCAGCATGATATCCTGGTTTGGCTGCGTCGGAGGGCGCAGGGGCTTCAGTGTCTCGATGGCCTCGGCGTAGGCCCCGGCGACGCCGTTCGTCGACCGAATCGTCTCGTGATGCGCGACGACGTCGTTTTTTGTTGCCGCGCGAAGAGCATCATCGTCCTTCTTGACCTTCTTGGTTAACTTGATAAAGTCTGTTAAGAACCGAGACTGTTCCTCCGAAAAGGCTGTCGTCGAGGATCCCTTGGGAATCGCCTGGAGCTTGACGAAGTAGCCGTTGTTCGCGGCGGACACGCACTTTTCGACGCCGGCATCCTGGATGTACTTGTAGTCGGGCGGGCAGACAACCCGACACGTATTTGATAACCCTTCTTCGAAGCCGGATGGGCAACTCATTACTTATTCGCAACAAACGGTCGCAGGCCGGAAAAGATGGTGCTCGCGAAGCGACCATCCAGGGCCGCCTCCTGGCTCTGTCCGAGGCGCGCATACGGGCGATTGAATGTCTTGGTGTTGTTCACGTAGGGCGCCACCGTGGCCGCCATGCGCACGAAGCGAGTGTACTCGGAGGCATCGACTCCGCGCATGTGGCGCTGGGGTGCATCGCGACCAGGCTCAAAGAACGACTGAGCGACCGGCATTTTATTACTCCTACAAGATAATGGTTGGGTGGCTCACGGCCCTTTTGTTTGCGCTGATCGCGGTATCCTCGTTATCGGTTCGTGAACATGCAACCTTCGATGCAGCTACGCCCTCGGGTGAGGGTCTGATCAACTCCGTGTCTCCTGACTACCAGACCCTGATCGACGTCTACACGACAAACTACAAGTCATACATCAAGAATCAGGACGTCGGAAGCAAGGCGGCAGCTGAGGCCGCTCAGGCGCATATTGAGGCGACTCTGGACGCCATGCGCGAACAGATCAATCAGAACCAGTTTTACATCCAGACCTTCTTAGACGACTACCAGAACGCCAACCCCGAACTTGATGACCTTCACAAGAAGGCGCAAAAGTTAAAGGATGAGGGTCCCAAGATCGCGGACCAGCTGGCGACCTCCTCGCAGGATCCGCCGTCGCGTGTTGATTACGGTGCGATGACGGTGCGCTTGATTGTGCTGGCCATCATTCTGGGCGTCGCGCTGGCCATCAACGCGTTCGCATGATCGCAATAAACAAGCCCATCGTGGCAATAAAAAACGCCAAGCCGTACATCTTCAACTGCGAACCCTGGCGCTCGTCCATAAAACTATGGATGCGCCGCAGAGTCTCCAACTTGTCCGTCGCAACCAAAAGACCATTGTAGTCGCGCTGAATCTCCATGACTCTGCGAATGAGTTCCTCCTGCTGTTGTTTGTTGTCCGACTTGGCAGACAGGCCAACCATCTTGGAGAGCGTGTCGGCCATCGCCTTCTTTGCGGCGGCGATCGCGTCGATCTTTGTGGTGTCGTTGGTTTCGAGAGCCTGGGCAACGAGGGTGTCGTAGACTTTCTTTCGACGCTGAAACCCTGCTTCCAGGTCGGCCATATTTGCTGCAGCCGTTGGGTCAGACATCTTGTGTCTAGGCAACATTTACATCGGCTACGCAATAGCGATAGTAGATACACTTGCCTACCGTATCACTGTGCCGCGTGATCTCGATGATATCGCCGGGCACGGCACCGATGATACGAGCCTGAATATCCTGCGAGTCAATCCAGGGAAGCTGATCCTCGGGCTTGAGGACGCGGTTCTTCTCCAGAACCACCTTCGCCTCGTCGGGGGGCAGGATCCGATGAGGGACGGACATGCGATGAGTCGTGATATCCATCTGAAGCTCCCGAATGTGGAAGAAGGCTACCTTGTTCGCTGTGTGATGTGCGCGAATGATGTTCAGCAGATTCTCCGATGGCTTGGAAAGCGAGACGATCACAATACCGTTCGTATATTGGTACTCCTCGGCGTAGGCAAGGTAGGTCTTGACATCGCGCTCGAGCATCTTATCCTTCTGGCTGAACAGGACGAGCTTGTTGCCCATCGTGTATGCGCTGACATCCTTCAGTTCCGTTGGGATCGGCTTCGTCTCCGTCGGCAACTTGCGCCGCTCGAGGTGAATGCGCAGAGTTGCAAGAGCCTTGTCCTCCATTGTGCTTCCCTTTCTTCATAGGGAGGTAAAGAGTTCGTTTTTTATCGCCCGAGAAGACAATGCTCCACATCCTTGCACTACTTCTGAGTATTGCCGTCTTGTGGTTCGTATGGAAGGCATCGGGAGCTCAGGAGAAGTTCCAGCCCGAGATGCTTGATCGTAGCCAGATTCAGCGCACCCAGGAGGTCGAACACTCATCGTACGAGCAGCGGACGAATCACATGGGCTTTGCGTCCTTCGTGGATCCGGCCCCGGGGACACCCACACCCTTTCGCGTGAACGCATATACAGCCGTCCGGTGATAAAGACTAATGGCTTCAAAACAGAAAATCCCCAAGGCCCTGCGTGAACAGGTCTGGCTAACGAAGGTCGGACGATTCTTTGATGCCAAGTGCAAGGTCGTCTGGTGCACAAACAAGATGACCGTCTTTGATTACCAATGCGGTCATAACATTCCAGAGAGCAAGGGTGGTCCGACTACCCTGGACAACATTGTACCGATCTGTGCTCGCTGTAATGTGAGCATGGGAAACCAATACTCGATTGACGAGTGGAATGCCAAGTTTGCGACGCAGCATCGTCCATGGTGGCGTCGGATTTTCGGACGGTGAATTAATGATTCCCTTTTCATATTGCATACCCGACGAGTTCATCGTGGACTCTGTCCCTGAGAAAACACAACTTCAATCGTTCGTTGTCCCGGATACCAAGTACTCGTTTGGTCCGGGAGAACAGCAGTTATACTACAATGAGTACCGCCGATCTCGCTTTGCCGTCACCCGAAAGAAGGGTGGGTGGGACTGTATGCGTCATTACGAGATTCTGGCGAACGGATGCATTCCGATCTTTGAGAATCTGGAGGCCTGTCCGTATTTTACCATGACGACCTTCCCCAAGGATCTGGTCTTGAAGGCCAATCGTGAGCTTCTACCCTGGGATGACTCGTATATCCCCAAGTACAATGAGATTGTGAAGCAGCTGCTGGATCACTGTCGCAGGTACTGTTCGGTGTCTGCACGCACAGAGTTCTTTTTGAGTCAGTTTCCGGGAGCGAAGAAGATTCTTATGCTCAGTGGCAATCACCATGTGAACTATCTCCGCGAGACGCTGGCGATTGGTCTTCGTCGGAAGTTGGGGGCGAACTTCGTCGACTATCCGAAACTCGATGTCTTGTACAACACCGCCGACTTATCCAACAAGATTGGATTCGGATATAGCTATGGGGGATTGCTGCCCGATATTCCAATTGATCGCAGCAACACCGTGCGTCGACTACTTCAACATGAATTCGATGTCATCATCTACGGAAAGGTCGGCTACGCAGAAAATGGACCACGAGGAAACATGGACAAAATCGAGGTAGCACCGAACTATCGACCCCGCGAGGTCGCCTTTTTATATGGTGGCGATGGACTTCAAGATACAAAGGACACGAAGAATCCATGGACTCAACACCTTGCTATGCACTGTAATCGGGGACTGTGCTTTGTGCGAGAACTCGCTTAGGCAGGTTGATCGCTGAGTATTCAAATGGCTACTATCGTCACTATGTTCTTCAACTTGCAGCAGCTGCCGGGGGCTGTCGCATCGACTCGGCCGATGGAGTTCTACATGAAGAATGGTCGCGCCACGCTCAGTGCGCCGGCGCCGATGGTGATCTTTTGCGATGCCTCGACTCGTCCTGCGATCGAGGCTATCCGCACCGAGTTATCCACTCATCCCACAACCTACATTGAGAAGAACATCGCGGACTACGACTACTATCAGACCCTGTACCCGATCATCCTGAACAATCGAATGCGCTCTCCGCATTACAAGGATCCCAATGATCGCAACACGCCCTCCCACTGTCTGACCACAATGTTCAAGATCCCCGCACTCTACATGGCGTACCAGCGTTGCCCCGCAACTCACTATATCTGGCTAGACTTTGGATGCTCGCACATGGCCTTGGACGTAGCCACGGCTATCGTTCCTGTCATCAGCAATCCCCGTCCGAAGATTGCCTGTGGGGCAATTCACTATCGCTCGAAGCGAGAGCTGTATCCGATGTCGGAGTATATGAAGTGGGGTGGGCCGTGTTCTCTGGCGGGGACTATGATGACGATCCAACGCGAATACATGGAGCTCTTCTACACGGGCATGATGTCGATCTTTTACGAGCAGCTCAATCAGGGTGTGGGACATACGGAGGAGCAGGTTCTCGTCTACTTGTTCGACCGTCATCCTGAATGGTTTGATCTGTATTTCTCCGACTACCGTTCCTGCATTACCAACTACCATCGGAGTGTTCACGATCACTGGACGATTCAGACGCACTTTATCGGAAATGCCCGGAACGATGGTCGCGACGACCTTGTGCGCGCTGCGGAAACAAGCTTCGTCTAAGACTCGGCGTATCTATAATGCACGCCTTCTACATCAATCTTGATCGACGCACAGATCGGCGGGCGGAGGTCGAACAAGAGTTTGCCGATAAGGGTCTGGTTGTTGAGCGGTTTCCGGCCGTCGAGTACACGCCAGGAGCAATCGGCTGTAATTTGTCGCACATCGAGGTCTTGAAACTGGCGAAGGCTCGAGGATATCCCTCCGTGATGATCTTCGAGGACGACTTTCAGTTTCTGGTGGACACGCAGACGTGGGATCAACTGATCGCACGTCTTCCTGCCAGTTATGATGTCGTGATGCTGTCGTACAACATGATCGCGTCGACGCCTCACGACGAGACCTTCAATCGGGTTCAGGAGGTGCAGACCACGAGCGGCTACATCGTGCACTCTCGGTTCTACGATACGCTGTTGACACGATGGGAAGAGGGTGCTCGGTTGTTCATTGAGGCACCGCACTTGGATTGGGTGTATTTGCTAGACCAGTACTGGAAGCCTCTGCAGCCCGGTGCTGAATGGTATGCGTACACGACACGCATCGGAAAACAGCGAGACAGTTTCAGCGACCTTGCTGGGCGATTTGTCGTACGCGATTCCTAATGTAGCCCCTCTGAAAGGCCGGGCTCAGAACGCGTTTTGACATCTCCAGTGCATTCTGCGCGATCGTCTTTGCGTCCTCGTCGTGATCAACTAACCACTGAATTTTTTCCACAAGATCAGAGAGATCATATTTCACGGGCACGTAGTTGACCATTGGACGCAACTCCGTGTCGGCCCACCAGCGATTGCCCGGATGTGTAATGATAATCGGAACTGAACCCGTTGCGAACACCCACTGTCCATTCGAGGCAGGGGTGTTTCCATCGATCACGAGGTGATATTTGAACTGCAGATGTTCTTCGACACTCATACGACGACCGAAATGGTAATCTGGAATAATGTCATCGTTGATTGGCCACCCGCCACGCACGAACCGAACATCTGTATTGGCTACACCAAAGAGTCGATCCACGACCTCCATTCGAATTGATGGGCGATAGAATCCACTGGATCCCCCGCGCCACACAGCGATCGACGCCTTGTCCTCCCAACGGATCTGCGGGAAAGAAACACCATTATCGAAAACAGCATCGCTCCACGGCATCAACATCAGGGTCTTACTATCGAAGCAGCGCGACGAGTGCATGCAAATAATAGGGTTCTCCACCAGTGTCTCCAACCGCCGATATTCGCGGCCAGGGGTGACCACACTCTCTTCTCGCCCAAGAGAGGCGATCATTCGATCAAACTCCTCATCGCCAATCACTCCATCTGATTTTGGAAAGATGGCGGTAAGATTGAGTGTTCGAATGCATTCAAGCACATATCGGTACATGGGCCCGTTCACATGCAGTCCACAATCGGGAGATGCCCATGCGAAGGGCATGTCTCTCGGAACACAGATCACGTTGCGAGGAATCTCAATGATGGTCTTATTATGGTCTGCCGCGTACCAGTCGAAATGCACACCAAGAGACTCAAGGTAGGCCCAGGTGTTGACTTCCCAGGTGAGTTTGGGAAGACGAGGATACTCTCGACGATAGACCTCATAAAAGTTCAACAGTGAGGTTGTGTCGCCCAAAAAGAAACCACCACAGAAGCGCCAGTTCACCGAATCCCACATCACTCCCCCCGGCCAGCAGCCCGGAAAGAACATACATGTGTCAGGAAGACTCGACCGAGCGATAGCGCGCAGTTCGTCCGCCGACTCGGGGTCTTTCAGGACATGATACAAGTTGAAATCGGCCCAGGCGTAGTGCGCCGCCGAATGATGCCCTGATTTGATAGCGCGTTGTATGAACTCAATCTTCGCATTCATCAGGATCAGAAAGTTGCGCGTATCGTGAACATCAGATCGATTGTCGGGGATTCCCGGCGGAGAGACGCTGTACATATCCAGATCCTCGAGAGCGATTGTTTCCACAACTCCATTGTTCAACAACGGGACACTATCGCGGTGCTCGGGGCTCACAAAGACGTGAAGACGTATGCCAGTCGCATTCAGCTTTTTGAAATATTCAAATCGAGCCTCCGTTGTTTTGTCTTTCACCCGAGGCTCATGTAGATCAAGAAACGCCGTCACGAATACAACGGGCATTGCCTGTCTTCGCTAGAATCATGAAAGTAATACCGGCACGTATGGCAATGTGGGAGTTTGTCGAGCGCGTTGTGTACATCAACCTTGACAGACGAACGGACAGAGACGCTCGTATGCGCGATGTCCTGTCTCAATTCGGCAATAAGGTCATTCGTATGAGCGCGGTCGAGACCAAACCTGGTTTTATCGGTTGTTTGAAGAGCCATATTGCGGTATTGAGAGCGGCCAAACATTACAAGTGGGCAAACGTGCTTGTGATGGAAGACGACGTTGAATGGAACGCGTTCGACGTCGCGTATCCGATTGTTGAGACGCTGGCATCACATCCATACAAGGTTATTCACTTGGGTCCATCTGCACCACTGATCGATGAAAACACATATGAACTATACGACGGACAGACCACGTCGTCATACCTTGTAAATGGTCATTATATCGACACCTTGCTGACTTGCTTTACGGAAGCTCTTCCGAAATTAATCGAGACTCACGACGAAGCAGTCTATGGTTCAGATCAATGTTGGAAGACACTTATGAAGCAGGGTGGGTGGTTTGCACCCAATCCAGCTCTCGTATATCAAGCCCCGGGCCACAGCGATATTCGTGAACGGTTCCAGGACCACCGCGAGTTTTGGAACTTGACGTCGACAACTGAACGAAAGCCCCTTCTGACTGTGAATATGATGGGTGGCCTTGGAAATCAGCTTTTCCAGTTAGCCGCACTCACTCATATAGCAAACACCACCAAACGACGACCCTATGTGCAGTCATATGTCAATCCGTCAACGCATACAAAACTAAACTACTTTGAAACAATTTTCGCCTCGTTCAAGAGTCTCCATCTCAGCGAAAGGCCTGTTCTTTATTTCCGTGAACCGTCATTATCGTATGCAGACTGGAAAGAGACCGTAAAAAAGTACCCAAACGCAGGACTCGATGGCTACTTTCAAGACTGGCGATACGTCGATCCCGACTTTGTAGCGAAGCTGCAGTTTCCCGATGTATCATCAAAGTATCCTGGGGTTAAGGAGGGTATATTTCTGCACATTCGCGGGGGCGACTACGTGGGCAATGCATTCCATGATATCGGTTTGGATGCGTACTACCGACGTGCTCTGGCTCACTTTCCCGATGCCCATTTCTTTGTGGTCACCAACGACCCAGAGTATGCGAAGAGTCGGCCGTTCATGCAGGGATTGAACCACACGATGGTCCTTGAGCCTGAGCTGGAAACGTTATATCTTATGAGCCAGTGCGCGGGTGGAATCTGCGCCAACTCGAGCTTCAGTTGGTGGGGTGCCTACCTCAATCCGACCCGAAAAATTGTTATGCCGGATCGATGGTACGCGGATCGGAACCTGTCCACGGTCGGCTACTACTTTCCTGGGGTCATCAGATGTCAAGTATGACAACCTTCGACGGAGGTGGCGGCGGCAGCGTACCGGCTGCGCGATGAAGCAGAACCTCGTCCCAGGCCGCCTTCAGATCAGGGAGATGATCGGACAACCACTTCGGATCCTTCGGAACGAAGACCTTCTTCGTTGAGCTCAGAATCCAGAATATGAACTGGGCTCCCTCTGCTCCACTGGCGGTGATTGACATCTGCCAGGTCGAGAGATCCATTTCGGGTGGCTTGTAGTTGATCGAGTCATCCTCGAGCACTGCGAAGACTCCCTTGGTCGCCGTCGATCGAATCCACTCGGACGAGAAGATCTGCTTGAACCGAAACTCGACGTACTCACACTCATCAATCCCCGTACACTCCATCTGCATCTGCATTTGGTGTACGTAGGAATCCGGGATGCCATTCGATTCGGCTCGCGAGAAGGGACACTTGAACTCAACCAGACGGCCGCGGCGGCGCACGTCGGTGGGATCGTTCGGGAAGATGATGCCGTCCGGCGAGGCACCGAGGAAGGTGTGAACCTGATGCTGGACACAGGATACGTCGACGATACGACATGCGGTCTCTTCCTCATACATCGCCTTCGCGATCGGTTCGAAGCGAGTTCCCCAGATCATTGGCGCACACCCAGGGCCGCCCGACGGCTGAGGTGGCTGCAGCTTGCGAATGATCAAACTACGACGCGTCTCTCCGCCCGTGAAGATACCCGACACTTCCGATGCCGTGATCATCTCGCCGCGCTTGGCGTGCCAGGCAGAGGTTCGCTGATCGTTCATCCCGTAGATTCGAATGGTTCTGCGAACGGCTCGATCCCGCAACCAGATACGACCAAGCTCTCCCTTCATCGCCGTCTCAAACGCCGCCATGACGAACCGCTTCGCCCGCGAGTAGCCGACAGGTGCCAGCAGAGTTAGGAGCATGATCAGAGGCTTGAGGCGACTATTCAGATGAGTATACGGTGGGTCTCTCAGCCATTCGGCTACAACAGCGTCCATGCGTTTATCTTTGCGTCATACGGGAAAACTCATTTTCAGTACTGAGACACAGAGTTCGTATGGAGACAATTCAGAGCAAGGAGCAGTGGGTTCTGCACCGCCTCGAAAGCTTTTACGCGAACCCTGCCAACTTCAACCGCATCGAGCAGATCCTCACCGGCAAGTCGCGGCTCAGTCTGCGCCTTCTGGATTGGTTTGTCACCAACTACTCGAAGAAGTACAACGTGTCCTTCATGTCGACGACGAATCACCACGTGATCGTCTACCTGGTCTACAAGTCGCACCTCAAGGCGTACAATAAGAAGATGTTCGATCCCTTCTGTCGTTGGAAGCGCATCCAGTTTCGTGGTCTGGATACCACGGTCGGACAGCTGAACTTCTTCGAGTGGGCCATTCAGGATGAGGTGCTCGACTACCTTGACTCCCATTACGACGAGGTGCATGCGGATATGGAGGAGTGCTCACAGGTTATCCAGCCCAAGGACGGCGAGCGGCGCAAGCGCCACGAGCTCAGTCGCTCGGCGACCAAGTCTGTGCGTGTACACGATGTCCCCGTTAAGATCACGTTTGATTAAGTCCGCGTGGATAACAATGTTCTCAACGATCGATCGATCTGTTGTCTATCCGATCGGCACCGACATTACAGAACACGACATCAACATTGTTTCGGATTTATGGACGATGGAGGGGCGGCAGGTCTATCGCGGGGCGCGAGATCCCGCCTATACCCATGCGAATGTCTACTGGCTTTACGACCCCGACGACTTGGATCGTGTGGGTCTCTCCGAGCACCGATTGGATAACCCCGCCGACGTTGCGCTCTTGTGGTACAAGGAAAACCCCTTTGGGTCTCTCTTGCAGGAAGAGGGGTGGACCTCAGAGGACACGCTGTGGGCCGAGCTCCCGACGCACGTCTACGAACAGTGTCTCGCCGAAGAGTGGACAACACCGGAAAAATTCCTTGAACGCTGTCTGCGTGGACCTGTGCGAGTTATGACGCCGGAGATGCTGATCGAGCGCCCAACGGTGTACAGCTGTAAGACCTGCAACCGCGTGTCCTTGTCGCCCTTCGACTGTGGATCTGCGGCGGCGCTTAGCTTCCCCTCAAAGGAAAAGTTGTTTTTTATTGATTCTCGGATGGTTGTTCACTCGCCGCCTGCGACGTCGTCTGTATGGTCTTTGTTAGGCTTCAAGCCACAGCCTGCGCCTTCCGAGCCTTCTTCGGAGCGGCCGGGGGAGCCGTCGGTGCCGGCTGGGGCGGAGGCGTCTGAGCCCGCGGCTTGACCGGCTCAGCCTCCTGCTCCTCCTCCTCGGGGAAGGCATCAGCGACCGGGATGTTCGCGGCCGAGGGCTTGTCCTCGGGATCAGCGTCGGGCTCCTGGATGTCGGCGAAGGCAGCCTTGGCACCCACGCGAGACGGCGGGAACACCTTGGCCAGAACGACGCGCCACGTCACACCGAAGCCCGTGCCCGTCACATAGATGCTCGGCGCAATCACCATACGACCCTCGATACGCTTGGCGAACACCTGCTCCAGGTTGTCCTCCGTCAGGACCAGCGTGTTGCCCTTCTCATCCACCGCGTCCATCCCGACCTGGCCATCCCAGATCGAGATCTTCATGCGGAGAGAGGGAGGATACTTACCGTTCGGCGTCCACTCGCCGTTGATCTTCTCGACACTGGGCGTGAGGATCGGCTTCATCGTCTCACGGAGCACAGCCTCCGACTTCGCCTTGCCGAACCACTTGCCCGAGTTGCCCATCGCGTGCTGGATGACCTTCTCCTGGAAGTCGAGGAGGAAGTTGTAGAACTGACCGACGTCCGTGCCATCCGCCGAGCGATCCTTCGCATAGGAGTCGCAGTTCTTCAGAGAGGCGAGGAGGCTGTAGCTCTTCTTGCCAGAGTCATCCTCGCGGACGACCACACCGGCGGGATAGTAGATACGGGGAATGCGGACCTGAAGCGGCTGCCCATTGTACTTGATCGGAACGGTCTTGCCTCCAGCCTTGTTCGGGCGAATGTCGCCAATGCTGACGCGAGAGATGTCCAGGTTCTCAGAAGGAATGATTGCAGTAGTGGCCATTGTGTCTGTGTTGTGCTTCCGAACTGCCTGGGTGGCAGCGGATCCGTTTTACGCGTAGGTTTCTAGTTTTTAAGATAAGTAATGCCACGATGTGCATCTGTGAAGAACCAGGCCTCGACCGATCAGTGTTCTGCAGAGGCCCTTCTAGGATACAGTCTATGTGGTCGACACAATAAGTGCAAGACACCGCGATTATGGGCAGATGTTCACCGAGAGAAGACCGCACAGCTGGTCAAGGTGCAGGCCCTGTTTCGAGGCTGGTGTGTACGCAAGGTCTTGCGATGGGCAGGACCGGGTGTACTCCGGAGAGCGCAATGTGTTAACGATGAAGATCTCACCACGTGTGAATCGAAGCATCGGCAGGATCCGATGTGCTACTTTGGTATCGAAGAGGCAGGCAAGGTCTGGTGGTTTGACTTTGGCACGGCCTGGGAGTGGACAATCCGTTCTGTGACGCCTCAGAATCCGTACACCAAGGTTCCATTTGCCCACGCTGACCTCGCCCGACTGCGAAAACTGCATCTGTATCGCCGCCGACACCGGTTGCCTGTACCTACACCCTCACGCGATGTAGCCGAGAACATCGTGAGGAAGTGGACGGTACTCACGCATATATTTCGGAGTTTTGGGTTCGACGATACCCATCCCGAACAGTTTGCGAACCTTGATCATCGGAATCTGAATGCGATGTTCTTGATCTTCATGGACGATCTCGAGGTGATGCCGAACCCCAATCGTCGATTACTAACGATCTGTAGAAAGGGCGCGGAGAGACAGTTCTTCACGGATTCGGGATACATGATCAGTTCCTTGAATCTGCTGACCATCGCCTTGACCGACTGCCAGGCGTACGATGCAATCTTTTTGCTGTTGTCGGCCCTCTACCGGTGTTAAAATGGATTCCGTTGGTCCAGGGACAGTCCATGAGCATTCAAAATGAACATCTTCTTCCTCTCCCTCAACCCCGATGAAGCGGCTCGCCTTCACTGCGATAAACACGTAGTGAAGATGATCCTCGAGACTGCGCAACTGCTGTACACGGCCCACTGGGTCTACGGCTCTCCTGTACCCGAGGATGCGTACAAAAAGACCCATCCTAATCACCCATCCTCGCGATGGATCCGCGAGTCTCTGGCCAACTACACCTGGCTTTGTCGACTGGGTCTGGCTCTGTGTGCAGAGTACACGCATCGCTATGATAAGATCCACACGACGCAGCGCCATCTCGAGTGGCTGGCGACCCACTCTCCGAATCGACTGGTCGATATTGGATGGACGCTTCCGAGACTCGCCATGCCCGATGAGTTCAAGGACAAAGACCCCGTGATTGCCTATCGCAACTACTACCTGGGCGCAAAGGTGCGTTTGTTGTCCTACAAAAAACGCCCTATACCCGATTTCTTGGCAGAAGCGGTTTACATGACCGCCGGAGGTAAGAGTATACCAGCGCGTTAGAAATGTCCTCTTCTTCTACTCCCGTTAAGGCAAACAAGATGCCCGCCAAGAAGTCTGATTCCTCCTCCAAGTCCGCGGCGGCGCCCGCCCCTGTTGCCGCGCCTGCGCCTGCTGCGCCCGCGGCCCCCGCCGTGAAGGCGGCCAAGGCCCCGAAGGCCCCCAAGGCGGCCAAGGCTGAGAAGCCCGCGGCCCCCTCCAAGGCCGTGCTCACGGTCCCGACGGCCGAGTCGCCTGCCGGTGGCGCCGTTGCGGCGGCGGTCGAGGCGTCCGAGGGCTCGGATGTGATCCTGGCCGCGCTGGCCGAGAAGCTCAAGGCTCTGTCCACGGAGCTGACGACGCGCGTGCGCGAGGCCACGAAGAGCGTGGCGGACGCGATCAAGGCGACGAAGCGTGAGGCTCGCGAGATCAAGAAGAAGAAGAAGAAGAACCCGGCCGACATGACGCCCGAGGAGCGCAAGACGTGGGAGGCTCGCCGCGCGAACAACGCGTTCCTGGTCCAGCGCCCCCTGACGGACGAGCTCTGCCACTTCATGGGCCTCAAGTCGGGCGAGAAGCGCTCGCAGACGGAGGTGACGAAGTTCATCTCGAACTACGTGAAGGAGCACAGCTGCTTCGACCCCTCGTTCAAGCGCCGCATCGTGCCCAACTCGGCGCTCGCGAAGCTCCTCCGTGTCTCGGACAAGGATGAGGTGACGTACCTGAACCTGCAGTCCTTCCTCAAGGTTCACTTCGTCAAGCCCAAGGCGTAAGGCCCTAGGGGTTCTCGGTAAACATAAAAACAATAAAAAAAGCCCGGAAACCCGGGTGATTTTTAGTGTTTAGATACAATGTCGACACCCATCAAAAGCCAGCGTAATCCCGATGGAACGCGCGCAGACGCGAACGGGAACCTCACAGACCTGCGTAAGACTCGCGATGCTCTTCGCCCGGTCGTACGCGATGAGCCGCCGCCTCGTCCTCAGACGGAATTCGAGAAGGCCATGGAACGGGCTCGCAATAAGAAGGGCGGGCGGAAGACTCGCGTGCGTGCGCGGGCGCGGAAGACTCGTCGTCGTTCTACACGGAGGTCGTAATCAGTTCATGAGGCATCTCCATGTACAAGACCGTGCTGAAGAAGGGCGACAGGCGCTCGTCCAGTACAAGCGAACGCTGCTTGTCGTTATCGGTCAAGGTCTTCACGAGTCGCCGCAGGATCTGCGTGCGATCAACCGACGAATCAACCTTGATCTTGCATTTCCCCGCCTTCCATCCACACAAGGATGACGTATTACATGCGTCCTTTTGTTGGAACTGTCCGCAGGGTGTGCGTACCTTGTTCACGAATGCGCGTGGACCCTGCGTCGCATCCCAGTGAGACTCCTTTTTGAGCCAGGCATCCAGTTGCTTGTAGAGATTCGGAGCACGATTCGCAATCCCTTCGCGAAGTCCTGCGTACTCTGTGGTCTGAATATCCTTCGACAGCGAGAACATCAAGAAATCAAAGACCTCGGACTGGTAGGAGATCGAATCAGCCTGAAGCGCGTCGTCGGCATTCGGCGCACCCTCAGTGAGCTGCACCTCCGGATGACGGGCCATCGTGGACAAGACCTCTTTCGCCTCGCCCGGTTCAGCGGATTCCGGCTGAAAGGGTGCGCGAAACTCGGAGGCCAAGAGCGACTCGACGAGACGTCCCTCCGAATCCTTCAGATCTTCGACCCACTTGAATCCCCGATGCGTTGTCGCGTCCAAGAATGTACGCTGTGCCTCACGAATCGGCAGCTCCTCGGGCTTGATGTCCGCGTATCCCGTCCGAGCATGCACGCCAGGCATCGCCTCGTACGTCGACGGCTGAACAGGAAGAACCACGACCCTGGGCACAAAGACGGCCTGTACACGCTCAAACGGATCTAAGATCACCTGGAAATTGTGCCCCTTGCTGCGCAGCTCGTTGAGTGCATCGGAGAACCGCGGCCGATCCGAGGCGCAGGCCCGCGCATGCAGCGTGGTCAACAGCGACAACATGGCCTTCGGAAATAAGGGATTGCGGACGTTGATGGTGTACGAGTACTTTGCAAACCCCTTGAGTTTCTCCGATGAGCGCGCAACATGAGCCAGGACATCCTGATCAATCATCACAAGCGTCCGATCCTGGGGCGCCAGCGTCTCCGACCAGAACCCACAGGACACTGAGTTTGTCGCTGTGTTGACGCGGATAACCTTGCATCC